CTGGCGGCATCGGTCACGTCACCGATCTCGATCAGGCCCGCGCAGTCATGACGGCACTCGGCATGTCCGAAGAGGATCAGGAACAGCGCATCCACTTTGCCTTCACAGGGGAAGTGGTCGGTGGCTGAGGGCCTGCGCCTGGCCTACGTCGATGCCAACCAGCAACAGTTCATCCGCTGCAGGACACTGGGGCACGCTTGGATCGACTACGACAGCAACTGGAAGTCCGAGTTCGGACACCCGCTGACGCTGCGCTGTGAGCGCTGTGGGATGGAGCGACGCGACACGGTGGCCTTCGTCACCGGAGAGTTGGTCACACGCCACTACACCCGGCCAGAGGGCTACGCATTCAAGGACAAGAGCGCGCCGACTCGATCCGAGTTCCGCGCGCTGCTGCTCCAGCTTCGCAACAGAGAGAGAAGGAATGGCGGATGACTGCTACACACGTACCCCTGTCACCGGAGAATCAGATGGTGCTCGATGAACTGGAGCGAGCGGAAGGCTCGATACCCCGGTATGACGAGAAGATGCCTCTGCCCCCACCGGCGGCCCCCGAGGCCCGAGTGCCTCGACTGTTCCCCTGCAAGTACGGCTGCACTGATGTTGGGCCGTTCACCAACCCCGGCCAACTCGGTCAGCACTACGCGGAGAACCATCCCGAGCACAAGAAGGCCAACGCCAATGCCGAGAAGGTCACTTGCACTTGTGGGCGCACTGTGACACGATCCTCGTGGCGGTATCACATGGAACACATGCACCCCGACGTGCCTCGCTCGGAGTGGAAGAGCTACGAGGCAACGAACATGCAGGGGGAGAAGACAGAAGAAGGGCGAGTGCCGTGTCCGCGTTGTGACAAGACGCTCAAGGACAACGACTCGCTCGGCAAGCACCTGAACCGTGTCCACCACGTCAGCCGCAAGGACCTGGCCGTGATCGACAAGCCCGAGCCTGCCGACGATGACCAGCCGGTGACCATGGATGACATCGTGGTCGGCCTGGTCGAATTGCGCTGGCCGCATCACGTCCCCACCCCGAAGATCAGAGAGATGTTTGCCTGGCGGGAGCATACGGAAAGGTTCCTGAATGGCTAGTCTCCCCGAGCAATTCGAGGGTTTGGACTATCCCGGTCGGCGCAAACCGATCAACCGCGGCAGGGCCGCACCATCACCTGAACGCCCACCGTGGGACGAGCGGCCGTTGTATTACCTGGTCGAAGGCGAGAAGCGTGAGTTCTTCGTCATCGGCCACCTGGCCAAGGCTCTCGGTTACTCGGTGCAGAGCATCCGACTGTGGGAGGACAAGGGCCTGCTCCCACGTTCCCCCTACCGATCACCGCGCACGCGCAAGCCCGTAGCTGGGGGTAGGAGCAATAAGGGCAAGAGACTCTGGACTCGCGAGCAGATCGAGGGTATCTTGCGGATTGCGAAGGCCCATAAGGTGATACTCAACAAGAAGCCACCCACGCCAGCCTTCTCACAGGAGGTCCTGGCGTTCTTCCAGTCCCTCCTGAGGTAGCTACACGATTCACACTTCACACTGGGAGAAACACGATGCCTGCTCCGTCCAAGCGCACTGTGCGCCGTCAAACCGCCTCACCCAAGCCGTCCGAAGACGACGAGGAAGAGGCCCCAACCCGCTCTCGTAGAGCCTCTGCTCCGAAAGCATCCGAAGCCCTCCGCGGCGGATGGTCTGCTGCTCAGGACGTGATGGATTCCACATCAACGTTCGCTCAGACACTCAAGCCGGAAGAGAAGGCCGTCGTCATCAAGTTCTTGGAGGACGACCCGTACGTCAACTACCGACGCCACTGGATCGAGCGCTCTGGCCCGACCGGCAAGATCGTGCGCTCGTACTCTTGCCTCAAGTCGTTCGGCAAGGAGTGCCCGCTGTGCGAGGCGGGGGATCGTGCCCAGGCCGTGGCTGCCTTCAATGTCGCTCTGATCGGTGACGATGGCCACGCGTCGATCAAGTCGTGGGACTGCGGCCCCAAGATTTACAACATCTTGAAGACCTACGCCAACGACCCCAAGATCGCCCCACTGACCCGTGGGTTCTTTCTCGTCAGCCGCTCCGGCAAGAAGGGCAGCGTCAACCACAACATCACTCCGGTCAAGGCCAGCGCCTTGGAAGAGGACTATGACATTCCGGTCCCCGACAAGGAAGAGTTGGACAAGCTGGAGCGGTACACGGCCGACGTGGTGGAGGTTCCGACGCGAAAGTCCCTCGATGAGATTGCGTTGGAGATCGCAGACGAGTACGCATAGGCCATGCGTGCGCCTCGACTCCTGCTGACCGCCCAGCAGGTTGAGGCCGCAGTGGCCCACCTGTCTCAGTTCGATCGCTTCGTCATCGACATTGAGACAACGAGTGTCGATCCACGCACCAACTCGTTGCTGTGGGTCGGCCTCGGTGGGCCGAACTGCGTCTACCTGATCCCCTGCGGTCACCCCAAGGGCAACGTGCTCGTCCCCGAGCACAAAGAGAAGACCGCCGCCTTCATCCACTACGGCCCCGACGACAAGCGTTCGTACACCGGCACCGGCAAGGCGTCGATGCGGATGATCGAGCACACCGTCCCGGCCATCTATGCCTCGCCTCCCGAGCAGTTGTATCCACACCAGGTCTGTGAACTGATCAGGCCACTGCTGTTCAGCGACCGCTTCAAGCTCGGTCACAACGTCAAGTTCGACCTGCAGTCGCTGGCCAAGTACTACGACGGTGTGATACCACCTCCACCGTACGACGACACGATCATCGTGCGCCACGTCCTGTCCGAGGAACTGCAGGAGTATGGCCTCAAGTGGCTGACCTGCGAGTGGTTCGGCGTCCCCAAGGCCCAGCGCAACGAGTTCTACCCGGCCCTCGGCAAACACGGCATAGAGCAGTATGGATTGGATGAAGTCGCTCGATACCTGGCTAAGGACGTGCGTTACTGCTGGCTGATGTTCAACCGCTTCTTCCCGCTGTTGGAGTCGCGTGACCTGCTCGGCGTGTACGCCTTTGAGATGAGCGTCTACCCGGTGATCATGCGCATGGAACAGCGCGGCTTCCGAGTGGACCTGTCGAAGATGGACACCGTGCGCAAGGACTTGGAGCGCCGCATCCACGAGGTCGAGCAGCAGTGCTACATCATGGCCGGTGACGAGTTCTCACTGTCCAACACCGACGCCAAGCGTTGGGTGCTGTTCGGGGAAGACATACCCGAGTTCGGCAAGTCGAAGCGCAAGCTGCACTCGCAGAACCTCCGAGTGCTCCGGCGCACCCCGAAGGAGCAGAAGCCAGCGGTGACCGCCGACGTGTTGGAGTGGTACGCCGACCGGGGCAACAAGATGGCCGAGTTCCTAGGAGAGTGGGCGGAACTGGAGAAGGTGCGGGGAACCTTCATCGAGGGCCTGAGCAGCTTCCTGCGGCCTCACAAGAACGACCTGCCGACGATCCACACCAGCTACAAGCAGCACGGCACAGTGACCGGCCGACTGTCTTCGGCAACGCCCAACCTGCAGCAGCTTCCCCGAGGCTCGACCATCCGCGACCTGTTCGTGGCCGGAGCCGGGAACTTGCTGATCGTGGCCGACTACGACCAGATCGAGTTGCGCTGCGCTGGCTATCTCAGCCAGGACCCAGAGATGATCGCCGTCTTCAAGCGTGGCGAGGACATTCACCGCAGCGCCGCCGCGGCCATGTTCCGGCTCGATCCCGCCGATGTGACTTCCGAGCTTCGCCAGGTCGGCAAGACCCAGAACTTCGCCGTGCTCTACGGCGCTGGCCCCGACAAGATCGCCGCCGTGGCAGGGTGTTCCAAGACCAGGGCCGAGGAACTGATCAAGGGCTACTTCCAGACCTTCCCGGCGTTGGAAGAGTGGAAGTACAAGGAACTGCAACGTGCCCGTAAACGTGGCGACCGGGCCAACCCGCTCCACGATCCGCCGCGTGTCGTGATACCCCCGAACGGGCGACTCCGCAGGTTACCGGACCTGTTTGAGTTGCAGGAGGATTGGATACGGTACCGCGCCGAGCGCCAGGCGATTAACGCCATCGTCCAGGGATTCGCTGCCAACATCACCAAGCTGGCGATGCTCTCCTTGGAGGATTCACTTCCTGATGATTCGGCAATGCTCGCTCAGGTGCACGATGAGATTGTTGTCTTGGCTCCCGAGGGTAGGACAGCGGTCGTGCTCCCCATTGTGGTCAGGACTATGGGCGATATCGTTCATCCCGAGACAGGAGAGCCGATCCTTGGAGAGATACCACTGGTGGCTTCGGCGGCGACGGGAACTAGCTGGGCAGCAGCAAAGGCAGCGGCATGAATTGGCAGATGGCTGTGAGGCTGGTGTGTTACCGTGTCTGCCGGTGGACACTTTACTTCGTGACGACCTCGACACCCGTATCCTCGACATCGCTGATGAGCTTGCCGAGCAGTTCGTCGCGGACATGCACACCGCGGAGAGCGAGGGCGACCTTGTGCTCGCACTTGCGGGTCTCCAGCTTCACTTTCTGTCGCGGACGGCGAGGCTGTTGAGTGGCTGACTCGGACTGGTACCGCAACAAGCTCGCTTCGCTGCGGGGGAACGCACCCAATCCCCCGCAGCGAGCGCCGTACCAGCCGCAGCAGTTCATCGGGCAGAACCGCGGGCAGCCGAACCAGATGCAGCCGATCCCGCAGCACTACCAGCCGCCGCAACCACAGGAGCCGGTGACGATCCAGAACCTGTGGGGG